TCCGAAGCGTGATGGAATGACCAACCGGTTTATCCTGGGTAATCACGATGCGACCCACATCCGAAATGGCGGAACCAACGTTGGCCGTGCCATTGCCAATCGACGTGATGACATGATCTACCTGGGTCAAGACTACGCCAAGATCTGGTTAACGGATCAAGTGGACATGGATCTGATTCATCCTGGAGACGGAACATCCTACGCGTTGTCTTACCAGCTTCAAAAGCGGATCAACAACATGTCCGGAGGTGAAAAACCGAAGATCCTGGTGACCGGGCACTACCACAAGTATTTCGTGATGTTTTACCGAAACGTCATAGCGATCAGTTTACCATCCTTCCAATCACAATCCGGATGGATGCGCGGTAAAGGGATCCAGTCCGACATGGGGTACGTGATCATCGAAGGCATGATAAACGAACACGGAGACATAGTGCAGTTCAATCATCAGTTCTTCCCCTTCTTCACAGCCAAAGAACATGACTACTAGTATTTACAAAGATTATGTATTTAAGTAAGTATTATAAGTATTAAGTATTTAAATACATAGTGTATAATGAAGCCACTTGCTTGCAAGAAGGTGACTGAAATTGACTCACGAAGAGATAGTGCATTGGAATACGAAGTTCATGGAGCTGATTGACATCGTTTATCGCAGACAACAGGGCATGAACATACACGAAATGGCATACACTGCTGAGATTCGATATACCGAAACACCAATCAAGAGGACTCTTGCACAGATTGCGATCCTGAATCGTTTTGTCGATAACGACAAGCAACAGAAGGCGCATGAGAACCTTGTTAAGGCCATTGTAGAATTTGGTGAACATCAAGATAAAAACCTGAGTGAACTCAGTGATGATGTGTTGTTTCACTTCATTGAGTACATGACACCAATAGTCAGTTACTTAAAGCAATCATTGAATAATTCCTAAAGAGCTTCGGCTCTTTTTAGTTTGAAAGGAGCGACATGAAATTAAAAGTACTCGCGAAAACATTTGAAGTTATTGAAGTTGATCAAATCGAGTTCGGTGCATCACTTTTAGGACAGATTGATCATGTGGCCGATCAAATAAAGATTTACAGAAACATGAGTGTTCAAAATAAAAAAGTCACGCTAATTCACGAGATCTTGCATTCTACTTTTGAGCAGATGGGATTTAATGAAGAGCATGACAATGAACAACTAATCAAATCACTTTCAACAGCACTTACCCAGATTCTGGAAAACAACAATGAACTACTTTCCTTTCTTGGTTTGAGACAAAGCACTCCCGGCGACAGTTTTTGATGTCTTAGAAGTTCTGCCATCTTTCAAGATTTTTGAGGCAACTTTTGCCACTGCTTTAGATGTTTGTTTTTTATTTGCCATAGATTACCTCCTTTCTCCTCCTTTGTATTAATTATACCAAGAGAATTTAACTAGTCTTTTTCAGAATGCTTTTCACTTTTACTAAACAGAAAGGAGGCCATTGTGACAGACAAAGTTAACAACAAGCATGAACTGTTCTGCCGAGAGTACATCGTGGATTACAATGGTACTCAGGCAGCCATCCGGGCAGGATACAGCAAGAAGACTGCTCATGTCCAGGCAAGCACGATGTTAAAGAATCCTAAGGTCCTTGCGCGTGTAAGAGAGCTTCAGAAGGAGCAGACGGAGCGATTGGCCATTACTTCGGATTGGGTTGTTCATCAGCTTGTCGACGTTGTACAGAAGTCCAAAGAGCCCGTACCGGTCATGGAGTGGGATTACGAAGAGAAGAAACTGGTTAAGACTGGTGAGTTCACTTTCGATTCCAAAGGAGCCACAAAAGCCCTTGAACTCCTAGGTAAGCATCTGGGGATGTATACTGACAAGATGGAAGTCAGTGCAGCCGGTGTGACGATCGTCAACGATATTCCTGACGGAAATGACGAATCGAGTTAAGTTGTCCTCCCTGGTTGCTCCGTCATTCTTCCAACTGCATCACCAGATCAACCGGCACGATGCAACGCACTTCAAACTCAAGGGCGGACGCGGGAGTACCAAGTCCTCGTTTATCTCCATCGAGATCATCTTGGGTATGATGCAGAATGCTCAAGCCAATGCAATGGTCATCCGTAAGGTTGGCCGTTACCTGGAAGAAAGTGTGTTCGAGCAATTGTTGTGGGCGATCGAATCACTCGGTGTGAGTCATTTGTGGCAACCCAAGTACAGCCCACTGGGAATGACGTATCTGCCTACCGGACAACGAATCCTGTTTCGAGGAGCGGATGATCCAAAGAAGATCAAGTCTTCAAAACTGAAGCATGGGTACTTCGCTTACATCTGGTTTGAAGAGTATGACGAATTCGATGGTGATGAAGAGATTCGAACCATCAACCAATCACTCATGCGTGGCGGTGACAAGTTCACCGTTTTTTATTCCTACAACCCACCCAAGAGTATCAACAACTGGGTCAACCAGGATGTGATCATACCGCGTGATGACACCATCGTTCATCACAGTGATTACCGATCGGTACCAAAAGAATGGCTGGGTCCAGCGTTTCTTGCTGAAGCAGAACATCTGGCCAAAACAAAACCAACCTCGTATCGACATGAGTACCTGGGTGAAGTCACCGGAACCGGTGGACAGGTCTTCGATAACGTCGTGCTGCGTCCGATCACCGATGAAGAGATCAGTCAATTCGATCATGTGAAACGAGGTCTTGACTGGGGGTATGCTGCGGATCCACTGGCTTATGGGGTTCAGCATTTCGACCGAACACGGCGTAGACTCTACATCTTCCGGGAGATCTATCAGGCTGGACTCAGCAATCGCAAAACCGCTGAGTTGGTTCAGTTGGAAAACACTTCCAACAGTTTGATCATCTGCGACAGTGCAGAGCCGAAGAGCATTGCTGAAATGAAGTCATACGGCATCAACATCAAAGGAGCTTACAAAGGTCCTGACAGTGTTGAGTACGGCATCAAGTTTCTTCAAGACCTGGAGGAAATCGTGATCGATCCAATGCGGTGTCCGAATGCAGCACGGGAGTTCTCAACGTATGAACTTGAACGTGACAAGAACGGAAACTTCAAAGGGAGTTATCCGGATAAAAACAACCACATGATTGACCAGGCACGATATGCCTTGGGTGAAGAAATGAATTACGGAGCACTGCGTGTGCTCAAACCGCGAGGAAAGGAGACGAAATGAAACGTCAAGAATTTACGATTGAGGATTTGGGTAATGTTGATGACAATGCCAGTTTACTGACGGCCATCAACCGCATCATCAATCTCAATCATGCCTATGTCACGCAAGTGCAAACGGCCAAGAAGTATTACGAGAATGAGAACTCCATCCTCACGGCTGATGAGAAGCGAGTGGATGAGCTGGTCGCTCAAGTGGAAACCAGTCCCTTACGTCGTGCTGACAACCGTGTGCCCTTCAATTACCATCAGATTCTCTGCGATCAGAAATCCGCGTACCTGTTTGGCCAAATGGTGTTATTGAAACCGATGGTCGAGGAAGGCCAATCCGTTGAAGAATTTGAAGAGCAACTCGGGGAGTTGTCGAAACGGATCCACCGCAATCTTGGCGTGTTGTCCATTGATGCCAGCAATGCCGGTCATGGGTGGCTGTATGCCTACATCAACGAAGATGGTGAGTTCAAGACCGCAACGATCGATCCTGAAGAGATCATCCCGATCACGGACTCCACGATTGAGAAGCGGTTGATGTATGTCATCCGATATTACCAAGTTGGTAAAGAGAAAGTCATCGAGTTCCACTCCAATGCGACCATCAAAAAATGGCGCAATAACAAGTTCATTGAGGAGACACCTCAGTTCTCCGTTGGTGAAGGGGTCGGTGAGTGGAAACGCCTTCCGTTCATCGAATTCTCGAACAACCCAACGAAAGCAGATGATCTGCATAAGTATAAAGCGCTGATCGATGTCTACGACAAGACGGTGTCGCTCTATGCGAATGACATTGAAGACATGCAGCAGCTCATCTTCGTGCTGATCAACTACGGTGGCACAGACCTGGATGTATTCCTTGAGGATCTCAAGAAATACAAAGCCGTCAATATGGACACCAATGGAAGCCTGGATACTCTGAAAGTCGATATTCCGGTTGAAGCCCGAATCAGACTGTTGGAGCTCGTTGACAAGTCCATTTGGATGTCCGGTCAGGGCGTTGACCCTCGGCTCGAAAACCTCGGTAATCTATCCGGTACGGCCTTGCGCCAGCTGTATGGGTTGCTTGAACTCAAGGCAGCCCAAATGGAATCGGAGTTCCGAGATGCCATCGAGAAGTTGATTGACCTGTACAAGCAGTACTTGCTGCTTACCGGAACCGGTGACTTTGAAGAAGTCGAAGTAGAACAGATCTACACGCGTTCCATGATTTCCAACAGCCTGGAAGTCATTCAAATGGCCCAGATGTCCAAAGGGTTGATTTCCGATGAAACGATTATGTCGAATCATCCTTGGGTTGATAACGTCAAACAAGAACTTGATCGATTGGCTATTGAACGTAAAGAAGCTGCTAAGGTCCAACGAGAAGCCTTCGGGTTGAACGATGATGAACCTAAAGGAGCCGATGCGAAGCAGGAGCCGAATGAACCAGCAAACGTTGAGGATGACGATGAATGAGCGATTACTGGCAAGAGCGTGCCGATCGACGGATGAAGGAGATCCACGCTGACATTGAACACAGAATTGCGCAGATCGTTGGTTCATATGAACGTGCCTTAATCGAGATCGATAACCAGATTGAGCGTCTAGCCTTCAAAGGCAAGATCGAGCTCGAGGATCTGGAAGAGTTGCTAAGTGTCAAGGTGTCGAAAGAAGAAGTCGATGCCTTGTACGCCATGCTCGATTCCTCCAAAGGGAAGAAGGCCAAGCGCAAGATCAAAGAAGAAATCACCAAGTTGGCCTACAAGGCGCGTATTTCACGTCTAGAGGTACTCAAGGCTAATGTCAACGCTCGCATTGCGCTTCTAACCGATCAGGTTGAGCCCCGTATTGAGACTGGCCTTACAGTCGCATCGGAGTCCATGTACAACATGACCGTATTCGATTTTCAACAGCAAATCGGGTATGCCTTTGCGTTTGAGACTCCAACGGATCAAATGATCTACGAGATCATTCGCTCCAGCTGGTCCGGCAAGAACTGGTCAGAGCGTCTGTGGGATAACACAGATCAACTCTCTGATGACTTGATCGAGACCATGACGACCGGATTTGCTCAAGGCAAGAGTTATCGACTGATGGCACTTGATTTGAAAGAGCGACTCCAAACCGATGAATACAAAGCTGTGCGATTGATCCGGACGGAAGCCTCCTATGTGGCCAACCAGGCTAAGCTGCTGGCACTGTCAAACAGTGGAGTGGATGAATTCGAATATGTAGCGGTACTGGATGCCAAAACCTCCGAGATTTGCCAGGACAAAGACGGATCCATCGTCAAGTTGAAGGATGCAGAGATCGGAGTCAATCTACCTCCGGTCCATCCCAATTGTCGCAGTACCTTTGTCGCACGAATGTCCGATGAGTTCCGTAAGAACCTGAAGCGACTAGCTGCGAACCCGGTTACCGGTGAACGCGAGTCCATTCCTCGAGACATGACGTACAAGGAGTGGAAGCAAACACTGTATGACCGGTATGGAGTTGAGAAAACGGATGTCGCCTTCAAGAAGGTCAAAAACCTCTCTAGGGACAACGCAACGTTCCAAAAATATGGACAGGTGGTCCGCAACTTCCCATCAACATTAGGTGAATTTCAGGACATGAAGTATACTGATGTTGAGAGATGGAACCAGTTCAAGCGTGAATATGATTTGATTTCTGACATACGAAACAAACATCCTGATTGGCCTGAGTCACATAGAGAAAAACTGATCTCAACTTACTACAGATTCAGAGATCATGGGATCGAAGTCAGTGATCATGGTCTCGATAGATTTGTTAATCAGAAGAAGGGCCCGACAAAGAAGCTCATGAGTTTCGATGATGTAGTTACAGTTTGGAAGCAACCTTCAAATTACTGGCAAATCGTTGAGGCGGAAGTTCGTGATATCAAGTTCTACAATGACATCGGTATTGTATATGTGCGTAGAACCGGTAAAGTGATTACCTTCTTGTCAGCAAACAAACCTGGAGGAGAATGGATACCCAATGGATTCCTTGGATTACCTCAAAAAAATACTCGCTATGATTGATGACTTCCTTGAAGATCGGGTTAAGCCATTTGATTTTTCATATGACTTACCAGATTTACTTCTTGAGAGTTCCTCGCTGATCGAAAAACTTGATTCAGGACTATGTGATACTGTTCACTTCAATCTACCTGAAGTTTGTTCTATGTATGAGGAAGGTGCTGAGTTTGACCCAAAAACAGGTGTTCTGGATGTTCAACACTTTAAAGCAAAAGTACAGATTGAAAAGGATCGAATTCTTGGGTACATGAATGCGAAAGGGATCAAAGTTTAAACTATCATGGACTCGACAAAAGCATCTCCTAAGTATTTGAAACAAATCCTTGTATGTATCGATGATTTTTTGGAGGATCGCGTTAAGGCCATTGATTTCTCTTATGACTTCCCGGATCTGTTAATGGAAAGTGCAAAGGACATCAAGGAGTTCAATTACGAACTGTTTGTTGTGATTCATGATGAGTTACCTGAGATCTGCTATTGGTATGAAGACGATGTAGAGTACGATCCCAAATCGGATGTGCTTGACTTACCGCACTTCAAGATCAAAGTTCAACACGAGAAGGAACGTATCCTTGCTTATATGAAGGAGAAAGGGATTGAGGTTTAATCGCAATGAACGGAGAGGCATCAACTGCTGTCAATAAACTGCTGAGTATGATTAATCAAATGCTAGCAGGTGAGTTCGATAAGGAACGTTTCTCCCTTGAGTTCCCAGATTTGTTTTCGGAGCTTCGGGAGGATCTTTCGAATGTTGACTCATCTTTAGCTGATGCGTTTGAAACATACTCAGTACAAGTTGACATGTTTGAAGAGAATGTTAACGAGTACGATAAGCGCAATTTTGGCTACATCGACACGGCAGAGATGCTTAAACTCACCAAGGAGTTCTTGATAGATATTCAAGGCAGAGTAGACCGAATTACGAATAACAACTTATAGGAAAGATTTCACTAACTGTAAATGTAGTTTTATCTGGTAAGAACATCGAGCTATCGATGTTTTTTATAGGTCATGAGTATGACGTAAAATGGCTCATCCGAGGGATGCGACCCCGTACAAAAGCGTAGGAGGAAAAATGAAACGAGAAGTTCTTAAATCACTAGGCTTGAGCGAAGACGTGATCGACAAGATCATGGACGAGAATGGGAAAGATATCAATGATCTCAAATCCCAGGTTCAAGCCACTGCAACGGAGCGCGACGGATACAAGGAGCAGCTCAAGCAACGCGACACGGACATCACCGAACTGAAGAAATCGGCTGCCAACTCTGAAGAGCTCAAGGCGAAGCTCACAGACTTGGAATCAAAGTATCAGAAAGATACCGGCGATTTAACAGCGAAGTTGGCCAAGCAGGCTTTCGAGTCAAAACTCGATCTCGCATTGGCTGGACGCGTCAAGAATCCCAAGGCAGTCAAAGCCCTGCTTGATGTCGAGAAAATCAAACTCAAAGAAGAAGAGCTTGATGGACTTGAGCCCCAGTTGACCGCGCTGAAAACCTCGGATGCTTACCTGTTCAATGATGAACCCAAAGCACCGAAGGGTAGTACGCCTCCGGCTGGTGGAAATGGCGGAAACACCGCCGTTTCCTTGAAAGATGCCGTCGCAGCCAAAGTTGCCAGCCAATTCAAACAAAACTGAAAGGAGCATAACACACCATGCCTATTACTCTCTTAGAAGCCAAAAAGAACGTCCAGGATGCTCTCCAACTGGGGATCATCGATGAGTTCGCCAAATCCAGCTTCCTCTTCAACAACCTGACCTTCGACAATGCGGTCTCCCCGACCGGTGGCGGAGCCACGTTGACCTACGGGTACACCCGTCTCAAAACTCAGCCGAGTGCTGCCTTCCGCGCCATCAACTCGGAATACACTCCGGGTGAAGTCGAACGCGAACGGATCACGGTTGACCTGAAGGTCTTCGGTGGATCCTTCCAAATCGACCGCGTTATCGCCAACATGGGCGGTATCGTCGATGAAGTCGCTCTCCAAGCTGCTCAAAAGGTCAAAGCGGCTGCCGCGTTGTTCAATGACACTGTCATCAATGGTGACAGTGCTGTGAGCTCGATTGCCTTTGATGGCCTCGACAAAGCCCTGACTGGCTCGTCTACCGAGTTCAACACCACGACCGCAATCGACCTGTCCACTTCGGCGAAATTGGATGAAAACTACAAAGCCTTCCTGGATGCCCTGGATGAATTCCTGATGTCTTTGGATGGCACCCCGTCCTTCATCGGTGGGAACACCAAACTGATCGCGAAGATCCGTGCGGTTGCCCGTCGTGCTGGGATGTACAACACCAAAGCCGATGAGTTCGGTAACCAAGTCGAGTACTACGGGATTGTCCCGTTGATCGATTTAGGGGCCAAAGCCGGCTCCAACAACCCGGTCGTTGCCATTGATGGTGTCACCGGAGAAACCAGCCTATACGCTGCGCGTTTGGGCATGGACGGCTTCCACGCGGTCTCGATGGCTGGTGTTGCGCCGGTCCAGATCTGGCTCCCGGATTTCACCACTGCCGGTGCTGTCAAGTCCGGTGAAGTGGAAATGGTTGCTGCGGTTGCTCTCAAGGCGACCAAAGCTGCCGGTGTCTTCCGCAAGATCAAAGTGCAGTAAACACGTTGCGTGTCCGTGATCGGTTGGTTGCGGACACGCTTCTTTCCGTATCGAAAGGAGGAAATCAAGTGGCAAAGATCGTAGCACCCAACAAGCAGTATGACGGTGTCTCTGCCGGTGTCAAATTCGATAAAGGAGTTGGGTACACCTATAAACCGTACCTCATTGCGTGGTTCAAACAGCACGGCTATACCGTCGAGAAAGAGAACCCTGAAGTGAAGGATTCGGAACCGTCGGAAGTACCCATCGAGTCTGCCGATGAGGAGACGAAAAAGAAACCTGGTCGGAAACCGAAACATCCGGAAGGTGAGTGATCATGGACCAGCAACAAATCGTTGCATCGGTTAAACTCCGGGAGTTCATCACAGACTCAACGCTTGATACGCTATTGGCCGACATCGAATCCGAAATGAGACTCAAAGTCCTGGAGTACTGTAACATCGTTGCGGTACCGGATGGACTGGATTATGTGCTTGTTTCGATGGTTCAAGATCGATTCCACCAGATGCTGGAAAAAGCCGGTAAGACAACCGGAGCGATTTCCAGTGTGAGTGATGGTCAACAGTCCGTCAGTTACAAGCTGTCTTCTGATGTCGATAAGCAATCAGCCGGTGATCTGGATGTGTTGAAAGGATATACCGGTATTCTCAACAAATACCGTGTAGTCAAGTTCACATGAACATTCCCAGCTCGTTTAAAGAGGCTCAGAAGCGTGTATTCCAGGACAAAACGATCACCGTTTACACCGAAACTGAAAGTCAGGATGCTGAAGGTGGCATCATCAAAGCACACTCCGTTTCCACAACTCACCAGGTCAATGTGCATCTGGTATCTGATCAGGTCAAAGCCGAAATGTATGGACTGGCCATCAACAGCGATATCCAAGTCATCTCGTCCGACACTCTTCCGATTGAACGCAATGCGCTGATCGGTTACTCCGGGTCGTTTTATCGTGTGGCTGGAATCGAAGTCAAAGATTCGCATACCGTGCTCTACTGCAAGCGTGATGAAACCTAAAGTCAAGATTGCGCGAATGGACCGCAAGTTCAAGGAAGCAGCGATTGCATCCGTCAAACGAGCGGTAACAAGATCCTTGGACCTGATCCAAGCTGATGCAGTCGCGAATGCTCCGGTCAATCTGGGGCAGTTAAGAAGCACGATTTTCACGGCCGTTGATGAGAATGGCCAGCAGATCAGTGGAACTGTCTACACAGACACGGAGCACAGTTGGTACGTTGAGTTTGGTACGGGTCCCGTCGGAGCAGCTAATCATGATGGAGTCTCTCCGGATGTTCCGGTTGCGTATCGAATGACCGGCTGGTTGATTCCTGGCGATGCTATTTCGGAAGCCGATGCATTGAAGTATCAGTTCAAGAAGATCACTTTCAAAGATGGGTCTGTGTGGTATGCGACCAATGGACAACCGGCACAGCCATTCATGTATCCGGCCTTTATGAACAATGAAAAGAACATAGAGGTCATATTCAACGAAGAACTCAAAAAAGCGGTAAAGGAGGGAACACTATGAGCATCAGATCAGTCTTGTTTGACGGACTCAAATCAATCCCCGGTGTGGGAATGGTCGTCTCTGAATGGCCTAAAACGTTCACGACTCTTCCGCTGATTTGTTTCCAAGTCAACAACCGCACTCCACTCAAGAACTTCACTTACGACCAAGAGTCTGAAGTGACCGTTCTGATCAACTTGTGGGGAGCGGACAAAGTCGGGATCAGTGAGTTAGCA